CAGGCCACCTGTACGACTCGCGTCTGGACCAGTTTGTGTGCTGGATGCCCAACTACTGGCCCTGTCCCCGGATTGATGATGATGCGGACTTTGTCAAGGGCCACCTGAGGTATCTTTTGACGGGCGCGGTCGCTCGGCGAGTCGAGACGACCCAAAAGCCCATCGGCTTTTTTCTGAGCGGAGGACTCGACTCGTCGATCATCGCGGCCCTTGGAAAGCAGGCCCTTGGAAAGATTAGGACCTTTTCGATCGGCCTCGAAAACTCGCCAGATCTCCTGGCCGCGAGAGAGATGGCCCGCTTTCTAGACTCGGATCACACCGAGGTCCTTTTCACCGAGAAGGAGGGAATCGAGGCCCTGAAGGATGTCATCTGGCATTTCGAAACTCACGATACCACTACAATTCGCGCCGGAATTCCAATGTATTTGCTTAGCAAGTACATTAAGAAAAATACAGACATTCGCGTTATAATGAGTGGGGAGGGTTCGGACGAGCTCTTTGGTGGGTATCTCTACTTTCACTCGGCCCCAAATGTCGATAAGTTTCGGACCGAGACGAATCGGCTCGTTCGCGATGTCCATCTCTTCGACGTCCTACGGGCCGACCGCGCGACCGCGGCTCATGGCCTCGAGGTTCGAGTTCCATTCTTTGACCGGGACTTTGTGGACTATGTAATGGATGGTTTCAGCACTGAGCTCAAGCTTCCGAAGGATGGATTCGAAAAGTACATCTTGCGGAAGGCGTTCGAGGATATTCTCCCGACTGAGATTGCGTGGCGCCAGAAGAATGGAATGAGCGATGCCGTAGGATATTCGTGGGTCGATGCGCTCAAGGCTAACGGCGAGGATAAATATCTTACAATTTATAATGGATTTTTCAAGAATGGAACTTTGGTTCCCTATAAGTGGATGCCGCGCTGGTCCAATGTGAATGACCCGAGCGCACGCCTTTTGCCCATTTTTAATAAAACTTGTAAAACGACACAACAAATATACTTGTAGCCAATGTTAACACAACAAAATCTCTAAAAAAATTCTTATTTCTGTTGACCTGAATAGGTACAAAGACCTGACTCTCGACATCCTGGACTATGCGTAGGCTCTCGTGGTGAGCTCTACACATAGGGCAATTGAGCTTTTGTTTCATACATTTAATAAGGCACTCTACGTGCATTGACTTTTTGCAACATCCAAGGTTTACGGTCGAGCCCGTTAGCTCATCAGTACAAATAGGACATTCGTCCATTATTTCATGTCAAGATCTTTTTCTTAAAGAGTCTCATAGTATATCAAGTATGTACCAAATACAGTACGACGAGAAAGGTCGGTCCGAGACGATCGACATCATTTATTTCGAGCTTGAGGATGCGGTGCGAGACGCCCAAATCTTCAAGCGCGGATGTCCGAAGAGAGTCCTGAACACCAAGACGGGAGTCGTGGTATGGACCCCTCGAATATTTGAGGATGTTCCATTTTTAAAATTTAAATAAATCTGCGTCGCAAATATTCTTCAATAGTCAAGGGTGGTTCTTCGAACAGGTCCCGATAGACTTCGATCGGATTCGTTCCCTGAAGCCAAAGTGAAATTAAATAAGCACCAAAAATGCAAGAGGACCCTATAAAGTCCAGAGGTTCTTTTCTCGAGATCCATGCGGGAATAACATGGGTCCCAAGGATAAAGAAAAACAGAGGGTTCGGTTTCCTATATTTAGCAAGTAAGAAGAGCAAGCTGCCCGCTAAATTTATAAACAAAATGAGTGATGGTGAAATTTTAGAAATTCCTGAGATCCAAAGGAGCCAGAGCGCAAATCCCCAATATGAGAATATCTGGAACCACATATTATAGATAGACAAGTTTGTTGGCCAGGTCATCGAGCGTCTCAATTTGGGGACACCATAGATTATTCTCGTGCGGGCCAAAATAGATGGGATACCAGTTTGGTAAATTCCGGACGGCCCCGATATTCTTGAGCGAATCGTCTACATAGTTGTATGATTCGCACGTATCAAATTCCATGTAAAATTGAGGTTCGGGCTTGAGGTACGACTTCCGAAGATCGGGACCGGGACAGCGAATCTTGATCTTGTCATTGATGGCCAGACTTATCGGGTGGACCCATTGATATGGGGCGTTCGAAAAAAGAGTAACTTCCCACCCTTCACAAGTTAGGTTGTGAATAGTATTGGCGTCATTTATAAATTCATCGGACTCCAGAACCCAATACAAGTGCTTCATCAGATTTGCGTCATAAACAAACTCGTTAAAATCTGAAGAGTCTTTTTGGTAGACGGCGCTGAGGCCTCGGGCCGTATGACCGAACCCCATATACATTATATTGTTTATCGCGACCGGATCGGTGCAGGTCGGGAGCTTCTTTTTTACATATCGGGCCGCATTGTGCCTAACGTGTCCAAGGAGACGCTGATCCCTGATAATGACCCCGTCGACGTCCAAAAGTAGACAAGGCATTACTCTAACCAGATAATGTCCCTCTTAAGCCCCATTTTCCAGCAATAATAAAAGCAGTCAAAATTACATTTGCTTTCATAATTTTCTGGAATTTCACCGTTGACCAACTTGACAAACTGTATGCGTTTACGTGGAATTATGATCTGGATCGGGTCCTCGGTCTTGGAAAAGAGGGTCCGCATGTACTGGGTGAAAATCTTCGGACTCGGCATAATCAGCATGAAGGGTTTCTCGAGTTCTACTAGGCGCTTGAGGACATCCGGAACCATAGTGAAGGGTGGATTACTAACGATTATGTCTCCCTTGTTGTTCTCAAAAAAGTCTTCATCTTCATGAATAACATTAAATCCAATTTCTCTTAAAATTTGGCCAGATCGACCATCCCCATAGAATGGTTCCCAAATAATCTTGTCCTTGGGGATGAACTGTTTAACGGCTTCCCACGCAGTCTTGGGCGTCATGTAATCATCGTGCTTTATGAATGTTTTTGTGTGGAAACCGGCCATGATATTATTATCTATACTCCTTTTAAATGGCGACGAGTAATGTGCAGCTTCAGCAAATTCAGCAACAGCTTACGGCCCTGGGCGTCGCGAATCCACAGCAGTACTCTATGCTTCAGACGCAAGTGGCATCTCTCAAGGCGCGAATATCCACGATGGACCAGACAAACTTGGCCGAATATTCAGCGGCTCTCGAGAGGCTCTATAGTCTACAGACTCGTCTAAACGCATCGAACACGGGCCAAATTCAGGAATTATTGAACCAAAAAATTCAGATACTCTCAAATTTAACATCTAATTAAAGATCAAGAAAGTATAAATGATACAATGGCCCTCAATGTTATCAAGACGAATCCTTCGGCAAATCTCCCCGTACGCGCCACCCCAGGCGCTGCTGGTTATGACCTCTTCAGCATTGATAATTACGTCGTTCTACCAGGGCGCCGTGTTGTTGTCTCGACCGGCGTATCAGTACAGCTCCCGCCAGGAACTTATGGACGTATTGCGCCACGCTCTGGACTCGCCGTAAAGCACGGCCTGGATACCTTGGCGGGCGTCGTTGACCCAGACTATACCGGAGAGATCAAGGTCGTCCTCCAGAATCTGGATTCCCAGAACCCTTTCGTCATTCGGCCGGGCTACCGCATCGCTCAACTTATTCTCGAGCGATTTGAGGTAGCCGAAGTCGTAGAACTCCCACCGGCCGAGACTCCCGTTACGGAGCGCGGTGATGGCGGTTTTGGCTCGACCGGATATTACAAAGTCTCTGGGGTTTAAAGAGAACAAACGTATATAAAATAACAAATGGCGTTTCAGGCCATCACATGGGATGGCTGTGACTCGCCCGAAAATTTGTTTATTATTCGAATTTTCGGTCGGGGCGAAGATGGCAAGTCGGTCGCTCTAAGTACTCGATTTAATCCTTACTTTTACCTAAAACCTCCTCCGGGTTCCAGGGCGGACGATATTCAGGCCGTTATCAAAAGCAAGTTTTGGCGAGATCTTGCTTCTTGCGAAATCAAGGATGGCAAAGACTTATGGGGGTTCCAAAACGGAGCCTTGTCGAGGTTTCTAAAACTCGATTTCAAAAATCACAAGTCTATGCGAAATTGTGTCTGGTGCGTAGAAAACAACAAGTACGAAGAGCTCAAAGGATGTGGGGTCTATGAATCGAACATAGATCCGGTCCTACGGTTTATGCATTGTTCAGGGATTCGCTCGACCGGCTGGCTCGACCCGGGCCCGTGCGAACCCGACACTGACACTGCGTGCGATGTGAATCTCTGGTCTCCAAACTGGAAACACATCAAGCCGATAGATCGTGATGAAATTGCGCCCATAAAAATCATGTCATTCGATATCGAGTGTTATTCTCGCTCGGGGGCGTTTCCGGATCCCAAGAATCCTTCGGATGTCGTCTTTCAAATCGGAATGACGACCCGCTCGTTTGGAAGCCCCGACATAACGCGCAAGTGTTTGTGCCTCAAGGAGACTGATGCGCCCGACTGTGAAAGCTTTGAAACCGAAAAGGAACTACTTGAATCATTTCAAAAATATCTTTTGCGAGAGGATCCTGACATTATAACGGGCTGGAATATCTTTGGGTTCGATCTCGAGTTTCTCATTATTCGAGCGACCATTCATCACAAGTTGTCTCCGGTCTGGGGCCGAATCAAAAATTGTGTGGCCGAACTGACCATCAAAAATTTAAGTTCGAGCGCTCTGGGCAACAACGAACTCAAGTTGGTTCCTATGAAAGGCCGATACGTCTTTGACCTTTTTCAGGATGTTAAGCGCGAGCACAAACTCGAGTCTTATTCACTAAACAACGTCTCCAAGCACTTTCTTGAGAATTCGCAAAAGCACGATATGCCCGTCAAAGAAATATTTAGACGGTTTCTCGATGGAGATCCTAAGCGGCTCGGCGAAGTCGCCGAATACTGTATTCAGGACACGGTCCTGCCTCACAAACTCATGGACAAGTTGTGTCAGATTGAGAACCAGATCGAAATGGCCAAGGCCTGTTGGGTTCCGTTGAGTTTTCTGAGCGAGCGGGGCCAGCAAATCAAGGTGTTTAGTCAGATGGCCTACAAGGCTCGAGAATTGAATTTCATCATTCCGACGTTCAAGAGGAACAATGACGGGCCATCCGATGGATATCAAGGGGCCACGGTCCTCGAGGCCCAAGCCGGCGCATACTATGGACCTATAACGGCCCTGGACTTTGCGAGTCTGTATCCGAGCATAATGTGCGCCCACAACTTGTGCTACTCGACGCTCGTAATGGAGTCAAAGTATGATAATGTACCAGGTGTGGAATATGATGAGTTTGTATTCGAGCACAAAGTCTGTCGGTTTGCTCAGAACGTTCCGAGTTTATTGCCGGTCATCTTGACGGACCTGAAGGCGTACCGCAAAAAAGCCAAGAAGCTCATGGCTCAGGCCGAAGGAACGCCTATGTGGGCCGTTTACAATGGTCAGCAGCTCGCCTACAAAATTTCAATGAATTCAATTTATGGATTTACGGGAGCCTCCAAGGGTATGCTGCCCTTGGTCGAAATAGCGAGTGCCGTGACTATGAAAGGTCGCCAGATGATAGAGGCGACGAAGAACTATGTAGAGGAGCATTTTCAGGGTGCAAAAGTTAGGTACGGAGATACTGATAGTGTAATGGTCGAGTTTGATGTTCAGGGTCGCAAGGGCCAGGACGCGATTGATTACTCATGGGAGCAAGGAGAGATGGCCGCAGAGCAG